ATATGTTCCAACCATTATGTTATTAGCTGTGGCATAGTTATCTATACTTGTAGTCAACTCCGTATTGTTAGCTGCAGCCATGAAAGCACCTGCTTGTTGAGCATACTCTGCTACTGCATCAAGTGCGTTATTATAGTCGTCAACTTCAGAAGCGTCAAGGCTATATTCATCTGTAGCCATCATTTCTTGTAATGCAACCTGTTCTGGCTTCGTATCTGCTTCTGCAGCAGTGTCAGCAACAGATGTAGCAGTCATTAATACAGATGTAGCATCGCCAAGTACATCAACAGCCGCAACTAAGTTATTCATAGCCGCAGTATGTTCTTGGATAAACAACTGATTCGCATTTTCTGCTGTAGCATAGTCATGATTCATAACTTTACTCTTAGCATCTAAGTAAGCGCCTAGCATTGCCGAAGTTACTTTAGCACCATCTAATGCTCCATCAACAATAACGCCACCAACTTCAGCATAACCTACTGCACCAATACCTAAGTTCAAAGATAGTTGTAACCGATTGTCTATAATATTAATAGAATCAATCAGTGACTGTATCTTCTGATCCCCCGTCTGATTGTAGTCGGGTGGTGGAGGTGACTCTGCGAGTAGACCTGAACCGTTCACTAATAGAGCGAGTGTCCCTGCTGTTGTTAGCAACTTTTGCTTCATTAATTTCATCCGTTAAATCCTCTCCAATTCTTAATAGACTGTCCCAAAACTCTTTGTCTTCTTCATACCCCACGATAAACGCTTGAGGATTTTCTCTGTATTTATCTACTGCATCCTTACCCATGAGTAGCTTACCAGTTAAAACATCCATTATAGGACAGGGCGTACTGGCTAAAATCATGGCCTTAAAAACATCTGGATCACCACAGATTGTAGATATCCCAGAAACTTGTAAACCAAGACCCCCTATCTGTTGTGGAGTCCCTAAAAGTCTAGCATTCTTACGTCTATTACAGTATGCATCTTGTACCATTGCACCCTGAGATAAACCAAACAAACTTACCTGAAAGCCCATCGTTGTAGGCATTAAACAGGAATCGTTTCCACCACCACCCATAACTGTAGGTGCTATACTAGACATGACAGGAGCTTTTTCACCAGCTCCCGTTGCATTGTAATTATTAGTCTCACTTGTAGAAGTGTTATTGCTATCTACTGTTGAGTCTTGATAGTTATTACTAAAATCACCAGTTACATCATTGCTTTGTACACTTGTCGCCAAGAACATCTGTAAGATCAGCGTCCATGCACATAAGTTGTAGTGCTGCAGCTTCTTGACCGATGAGAGATAATGTTTGTGCATCTAAATTCCGTTGACATTTCTTATTATCAGGAGGACAAGAGAGAGGCATTACTAATGATTGAGTACTACAAGCAGTAGTTATACTTAGCAAAAATACAAATGCAAGCAGTATCTTAGTCTTTGTTGTAGTACCTGCGTATGAGATCACCACGAGTAACACCTATATCCTGTAATTCTCTGTCTGTTAGGTTTTGTAGTAAGTACAAGTCTGCACTAGCTTGTCGAGACTTAATAATCGATTTGTTTACGCCAGAAATAGCTGAAAATATTGATTTAAACATGTTATGTATACCTTTATACGTTTAAGACTACCCATTGTAGCCTTTACGCACACAGTTATACTAATATGTAGTTGATCTTATACAGATAATTCTGCATACCCGTTACCCTACAGGTACAAACGTCTCTGTTACTGTTAATATTGAATCAATATGCCCAGCGCTGGACGGTACTACCTGTATTTTATCTCCAGGTTGCAGTATTAGGTCTATATCAGTAAAAGATATGTAGTCACTGTGGGTAATAGCCTTAGCACTTAAGAAGTGAGACGTATAATTATCTGCAGCAACATACCATTGCAACGAAACAGTGTTACTTCCGCTAGTAGAACCATTAACAACGTGTATAAACGTTACTTCAGCAGTACAATTAGCAGGGCATATATACACATCTTCTACAGATGTACCTGTATTGTGTCCATAAACAGACTTCATACGTGCAGGTTTACCTAAATTGTTTAACGACATGCTACCACTTTACCTTATTTGCCCAGTAAGCTGCACTCATCTTACCCTTTTTGATGTTTTTAGAGTGTCTAGCCTTAAATGAAGCACGTTTCTTCTTCATTCTATCAGATTCACCTGCTTTAGGCTTACCTGCAGTGCTTGCACCCTTCTCACCAAACTTAATATACTTGTACTTACCACCCTCAGAAGCCATTACGTGATGGGATTTACCACTACCATCGTTTAAACGCTGAGGTTTATTAACGCCTTTTAACCCAGCGCTCTTCATTTTAGTTTTGACTCGTTCAGGTATAGCCATTATGCTTTCCTCTTTCTACCAGAAGCTGTAGTAGACCATTTCACTTTTTTAGAGCTAGTCTTCTTAGCCGCTTCTTTCTTAGTTATCTTACCTGCTACAGCTTTTGGCCTACAAGCAGGGTAGGGGCGTTTAGACTTAGAAGCAGATTTACGTCCGCAAGGCTTACCTGTCTTAACGTCTACCCACTTCTCGCCATGCCATTTACCTAAGCCACCCTTTTTAGGCTTTGCTGACTTTGTTTGCTTTCGAGCCACTGTACTTACCCCCTCTTCTCTTGTATTCCTTTACAAGCCAAGATGATGCATACGCACTAGGCCATACTTTAAACTTCTTCTTAGCTGCAGCACGAACAGATGCATACAACTTCTTATTGGTAGGTGTAGGAGATTTAGCCATGCTTAACCCTTATAAGAAGCACCGCACTTGGCGTAGCCACCCTTGTTGTATCCCATCTTCTTAGCCATGCCACCCTTAGAGTAGCCACTCTTCTTTTTATTTAAACACTTTCCTGCTTTAGCACACTTTGCCTTAGTAGGACAAGTACTACAATTCTTAAAGTTAGGCATGTTATCTCTTTCCTGCTTTGCTGTTACGTTTAATGCTTCTGTTTTTACTCGCCTTCTGAACACGAAGGTTAGATCTTCTGTTATCATTAGGGTTGCCATTCTTATGGTCAACATCCTTACCGTCATGCTTCCTGACTAGACCAGCCTTCTCTAACTTGTATCTAGCTCTCTTACGTGAAGCATTAGCTTTCTTACGCTTAGGAGACTTATCATACTTGCCTTCACCAGACATAGTGTAATTACGCTTAGTCTTTTTAGCTTTAGGTTTCTTAGGGGTCGGCATAGGGTCGCTTTCTATCAGGGTCTAACACGTCTTTACGGTCTAACATACCCTCAAGGTACATAGCTCGTTCTACGTGATCAAGAGTATAGCGTTTTCCAGTGTCTGCTTCTATTGCAGCTCTAACGTAAAACACGTCACTCATAGGAATGTGTACACGTTGGAAGGCTCTAGCATCATTTCTAGCTAAAGCAGAGTAAAACTCATCCAATATGTTTTCACATGCATATAGTTTTATTGGTTTGCTTGGCATTGTCAACACATAATAAAGGGGAAGGAAGCCGATATGTGTCGCAAACTACGTATGAGGAGGTTTTAGGAGGAGAGAGTAACACGTAGAGTGTGACACATATCAGTAAAGTAGAGTAATACAAGATTATAGTTATATTTATTAAGAGTATTACTGTAATACAAAGAGTTTACTCTACTCTAGAAACAGTGTCAACCCTAGAGTTATAACTCTTAGAGTTTAAACTCTTCCTATGTCCACTATCCTATTTGCAACACATTCTATATAGTTTAACTATTTATTTAGTTTTTACTTTATTTTTAGTTTTTACACTTAAGAGTTATAACTCTCTACTACTACTACGTAGTTATAAACGTCAGAGAGGGGCAGTCAAGCGGAAAATGCATATTGTAACAATTTGTGTCATAACTGTAACATACTGTAACATTCCGTGAGCTATAACACACCTACTAGATAAGACCGAATCGGACTTACTTTATAGCTATTACCAGGTGTGTGGCTAAATGTATACCTAAAACGAAAAATCTCG